CAACTCTGCGAGGCGGCTGTCCTGTAGCGGCTCGTTGAAGTGCTGTAGACACACCCGCCCTCGAAAGCCCATTGACGCCGCTTGCCGCAGTATGTCGTGTACCACCGGTTCGGGCATCCGATTTACCCGCCGCCGACCCGCCAGTGCCGCCTGGTCCGGCCACGTCTGCCGCTCGCACGTCGGGCATTTGCGGTTACACGTCGATTGCGTTTCGATGCAGAGTTCGTCAAACAGGCGCATTTGCACGACTAACACACTCCTGGGTCGCCGTGATACACAAAGCCGTAACGTGGCTGATAAGTGGCGGGTGCAACTGCCGTGCTCGCAATATTGAAGATTGTGCCGATGTAATTTTCACTGGCGCTCTGCGTCAACAATTTCGTACCCGACGCGCCCGCCGCCGCCTGCGCTGCGTCGTAAAGCGACATCGCTTGCCAGTCAACTCGCTCGCTCAGCGCCGTCGAAGTCCAGGTGTTTGACCAGTTCCAGCTATTCGCTTGCCCGACAAGCAACGTGTCAGCGGTCAACGTCGTAATGCTCGGCAGCGTGTTCGACGTGCCAGATCCGGATGTCTTGTTAGCCGCCTCGATTGGCGTGCCTGGCGCAACCGCTCCGCTGTATGCTGCCAGCAAGCCCAATACGTAAGCCCCCGACGGACAAGTGAACGTATAAGTGCCTGACTCGCTGGCGGCGCGTTTCCAGTAAACCCTTACGGTAAAATCAGGGTCGGTTCCCGTTACTGTTGTTGCGCAAGCGGTTATCTCCGTCCAGCCCGCAGGTGGCGTACAGGTATTGGTGTTGTGCTCCAAATAAATCCACGCGACCATAATATCGTTGTTTGTCAGCCCTGTCGGAGCCGACAAAACAACGGTTGTGGTGCCACCCGCCGTAGAACTAGACCTGAATGCTGGTGCAGCCACTAGGCCGGATACCTCGCTGACAGGTAATAACCGTCGAATCTCCCCCTACCGAGCGCCGTGATGTCGATGCGGGTCTGTTTGTTGTTGGTCGGAATGTTGATATAGGTGTCGCCGGGTGGGAACGTGTTGGCGTACAGCAACCCGTCATTTTTCCGCCTCACGGCGATGTAGATATTGTTGCTGCTGTTGTTGACCACATGCGCCCTGGTCAGGCGCATGGACACGTCGTCGTACTCCAGATAGGCGACAACTAATTCGTTGTCCCACCCGCCGATTCTGATTTGCCGAGTTGCCATTACTCGCCTTCCTGTTCTGCCGCTACTCGCTGTGTTAACTCTGCGAAATAGCCGCCCATCTTGCCCATGATGCGCTGCTCGATTACCTGTAACGCCCGCTCCATCGTGCGTGTGCCGCCGTCACCTTGCGCCGTCGCCAGTTGCAACAGCGCCGCCGTGGGTGCGTCGATTTGCCCGGTAGCGGTGAGTGCGGCAAGCGTGCGAGCGTCAAGCATTTGGCTCACCACGATTTAGCCCGGTAGCAGGTGCTTGCGGCTGTTGGTTGCTGTTAGGCTGGCCCGCTGCCCTGCTACCGGGTTGCGCACTGTTCCCGCCTGCCATCGCTGTTAGCACGTTCGCAAGTTGACTTGCTGCCGCTTGCGCCCGCAGTCGCTTGAATTGCTCCACTTCGGAAGGACTGTAGCCGAGCCGCTTTTCCCATAGAATTTCCACCGGCACATCCAGCGCCTTTTCACGGGTCGCAACATCGGCGTCGTAAAGCTCATTGCGAGTGGAGGCTGACTTCCAATTGACGCTGATTTGCGCTTCCGGGTCGGGTGCGTCATAGCCCATTGCCCGTGCTAGTTTCGCCGCCATCCTGACGGCCTCCACATACGACGCACCGAACAGCGTTTGCCGTTCCTCAGCCCGACTGATTAGCGCCGCTTCGAGCTGCTTTAGCGCCTCACCCGATGGGACTTCACTCCCGCCGAAAGGACGTAGGTAATACTGCGGTGTCCTGCTCACACCGGCGATTGCGCCCGTCACGGTGGTAATCACGTTGACGAGCTGGCCCATGTCGCCACTGTCAAGCCGTTGCATCTTCGCACCGTCGAATAGCTCAGTCGCCCTACCGGGTGCGATCTGCAAGTCGCCCGCCGTTTCGTCCTCATCATCCGTGGCGGCGGGTTCGTTGTTCGGGCCTGGATACTCGATTGTCAACAGCGGAAAGCCGGCGCTATCGGCGGCTGCGAACAGGTCAAGCCACGTCTTATTTAGCCCATTCTGCAAGCCAATGATGCCTTCGATTTCGCTCACGCCGCCCGGATTGGCAAACTCGATTACACCCACGCCGAGCGGCTTGCGCCCGCCCGCATCGGGATTGCTGGCGCTTGGCATCGGTTCCACCCAGGGCGATACGGCGGGCCCTTCGGCCTTGTCAATGTCGCTCCATCCGTACTCGCCCTTTGCATCTGCCTTCTGCCTCAGTATCCTATCGGGCAGATACACCGTGCGCCGTGCTTGCCGGTGCTCTTTACCCAACAGGTCCACCCGCTCCCAATACTTGCACGCTATCTGCGCTTCGTCCGATTCCGGGTCACGGTAGAACGTCACGCCCGTCACGCCGTCATACGCTCGATTGACGTGCCATCTCGGGCGCTTGTTGGCTTCGTCCCACGCCAAAATGATGTAGCTGTGGCCGTCACGCAAAGCCCGCCGCACAAGCGAGATTTGCCCTTTGTCCATCTCACTCCACTGCCACAACTGCCACGCCCACTCTGCCAACGCCTCGCCCGCTGCATCCTCGCCGGTAAAGCCCTCCACCACGATGCGCTCACGCAACACGTCAACGACGGTGCCGCACAGGTTGTGCGCCGGGATGTGCTCCGTACCCGTGAGCAAGTCGCCTAGATATTCTTCCTGCCGATGCGTCAAATACACCGGATGCTTGCCGCTATAGTAGTCACGGTAATCAACTACGGCCTTGTAGGCGTCCTGCTTGCGTGCCGATTCCAAGAGCAAGAAAATATAGCGTTCGGTGTCTTGCGGTGTCAGTCCCACTACGCTAAATGCCATGCTAGTACTCTCTCACTCTGGCCCTGGAAGTAATGCCCGCCGTCGCTCCGTACCACGCCAGCGCCAACGCCATTACGGTGTCATCGTGTACGCCCTGCGGTGCGCCGTAGCGGAAGGAGCCGCCCGGTAGCCGTTCCATGTCGTATGCTTCCAGTTCTGCGATTTGCGTCTCGTTTGCCAGCAACGTCACCGCCCGCTTCTCGATTGCCAGTGATAGCGCCTCGATTATCTCAGACTTGCTTTGCGCCGTCGTGGTGAATGCCCTGACGGGTAGCCCGCTGCGCTGCAACTGCTCGATTAGCGGCGTACCCATTGCGTTTGCTTCGGCTATGACGCTGTACGGCTTCCACAACTCGTAAAGTGCCTTCAAACGTCCTAACTGAAACTGGTAGTCAATCTGGTTGAAACGCTCCATTGCGACTTGCCGCTTTGCCGTCACGTCGATTACGCTCAGCACCGTCCAGTCATAGGAGCGTGCCCAATCAACGCCCATCACGTAGCGGCTGGCCCGTGCGCCGGTGCCTGGTTGCGCCGTAGATACTGCCCGCACGCCACGAAAGACTAGCCCGGCATCGTCAATAAACTGCGCTAGAAACTCCTGTTCAAACGTCCTTTGCGGCACGCTCTGGTACATGCGCTCCGCTTCCACGAATGGGAAGTCGGGATTCTCCATCGGGTGCGGCGCACGCTCTAGCCGCCCATCCACGATACGCACGCCCAATGTCGGCACTCGCCACGCTGCGCTATCGGGTGCGTCCTGCGCTGCTACCCACTCCCGCCAGAACCAGTTGCGGCCCTTTGGCGTGCCCATGAACAGCGCCCACCCGCCGGTGTCACTGATTACGGGCCGCAGTACGTCATACCATGCTTCCTGCGGCACAATCGGCGCTTCGTCCACAATCAAGCCGTCTGCCGTATGCCCACGAGCGTTGTCGGGATTGTCGAGCGAACGGAATATCACCCGCCCGCCGTTCGGAAAAAGCACTTCCATGCGGCTGGTCGCAAACTGCGCTACACCGCCCGCCGCCTTGTGCATCTCGCTCCAACCGATACGGCATTGGTCATAGGTAGGACTTCCCCAAAGTACCGTTTTGCCCTGTAGCGCCGACTCAGTAGCGAGCGACATGGCAAGCGTAGTCTTACGCCAACGTCTACCCGCACAAAGAAAACGCATCCGGGCCGGCGAGCGGAGTACCGCTTGCTGCCCTCTATGCGGCTTCGGTAGGCGTATCTTTGCGCCAGTCGTTGACGTATTCGACCTTGATTGCGCTGCCATCAACACCGCTAACTTCGCTCCGCTCGATATAGCCCCGGCTCTTGCCCTGCGTTTTCAGGAAGAAGCACACGGCCCATGACTCGCCTTCCAGCGCCTTCGAGTACAGCACGCTCTCTACCATGTCGAGCATCGATTCCCGACTCTCGGCTAGAACGTCTTTCAGTTTGGCGTGCTTTTCGATGTAGCGATATACCGTTTGGCGTGACGTATGCAGCGCCACAGCGACGGCGGCAATGTTGCCCCGCTTGTCTCGGATGTGCTGCGCTACAATCTCAGGCGTTACGCCGGGTGTCATCATGCCATTACTCGTTTTTGATAGACACTTGCCATGCGCCGCAATTGCTCAGGCGTTGCCAAATAGTGCACGCGCCAGTTTGGATTATCGTGCTCAAACCACCCACGCCGCAGTTCGTCCTCCGTGGCCGCCATGCTCTCTATTGACCGTGTCAACCGCCCTGGACACTGGGCGGGAGCGATAATCTGAACGTGGCGGGTAAACCCCGGCCCGTGAAAAAACCAACGTCTGAATTCGTCAAAACGCTCCCAATACGTATCTTCGAGCGGGAGAACGCACAACGGAGTCGCCGGTTGCGGAATGAAGGCATGAAAATTCATCATTACCACGCCCCTTGGTAGCCGTTTGAGTTGCGCAGTAAGTGACCGCAGTTCGTCATAATCGGCGTCCGTCTCCCCTGGCAACCCGGCTACAAAAAACCAACGCACGCCGACACCATTTTGCAAACACTGGTAGGACAACTCTACGAGTTCGTCATTTGGCACAGGTTTGCCAACCGCCCGCCGTAGACGCTCGGAGACGCCTTCAACGCCAATGCGCACTGATTTGGCTCGTTCGCGTGTGATGGGCATCATCCGTTTCAAATTGGCAAACCGCACCGAAACAAATTCCTGTTGCCCGACCAGCATCACACCCACGTCGGCTCCATCGTTCGTCACCACGGCCAGCCGCCGACGTTGCGCCTCCAGCCAACGTACCTGTTGCCGCAAACGCTCCGGCTCAGGGTTCACCCGGTAATCATTCTCCCACCCCGTCTGACAGAACAGGCAGCGATAACGGCAACCCCGACTACCAAACACGCGCGACGTGCCGTCCGGGTGATTCAGTGGTGGTATCTCCCACGGAAAATCACGGTTTGGCGTCACTGTACGCATATCACCGGGCAGCCACGCCTCCGGCAACTGACACGCTGCCTCATACCCGTCCGACAGCAGCGTGCGCATAAAACGAGCACCTTCCCCAACACAACACACGTCCGCAATCTGGTCGAATACCGCTGGCGCATAGCAGCCGCCACCACCGAGAATTACCTTCGCCCGTTTGTTTTTCACCCTACGCAGCGCACCCCGCAATTGGCTAATGCCCTGCTGACTGGAAACGGTACACAGCAGAACGTCGGCAAGTTCGGGGGCCGACTCGCTCACCCCGGCGCGTTGCAACTCCCAGCGCAGCCACGTTGCCGCCAAACCACTATAACTGTCATCCGTGTAGTTACTATCCAGGATTGCCAGCTTCAACGGCTCGCACCCCCGCTACAATCACAGCCTCAAGCGTCTCGAAAATAGGCGTGCGCTGATCGATATAGCGCCGATTGAGACATTCACTCAACATAGATACCACATCTGCTGGTAAACGAGTTTCAATATCACCAATGACTACCTGCTCGTTATCCGCTTTGTTTACCTGATCCCACGGTGTAGCTACGTGCTGTTTGTCTCGCTCAGTAGATGTGTCACCGAATGGCTCGATATACAGCCCCGCCTTTTGCGCCTCGTCTGCCAGCATTTGCTGTACTGCCGCTTCGCCCGAATTGACGGCGCTCAGCAGCGAGTCAAGCGCCGCCTTGTCAGCAACCGCCATACTCGTAATGCTGTCAAACGTCGCCAACACGTAATCGGCTTCAGCATCGTCAACGTCAAGCACCAACACCGGCCACTTACCCGGCGCAGCGTCCTTGCGAAGATGCCCGTCAATCAAAGTGAGCTTGCCGCCGTTGCGCTCACTCTCATACGCTAACAGCGCATCGGCTATCCCGACTTCCCGCAGCACGCCCGCTAATGCGTTCGCTTGCGCTTCCGGGTGGTCCCGCCAGTTGCCGGGATGAGAAACAATGTCAGCGGTATCGACGTAGCGCAACTCTTTGATTCTGTTGCGCACGTCTGCCACTTTTAGAAGCGTCCGACTGTCCCGTCTCGCCATGCGCTACTTTCGCACTTCCCTGTCAAGCCGCCTTTGCATGAGCTTGTTAGCGCCCTTGCTGCCCGGCACGAACACGTCAAACAGGCGGCACGCCCACGCTACAAGCACCTGCTCGCCGTCCGGCCCACGCTTGACAAGCAGCACGACGACGAGCACGAACAAGCCGAGGCCGACGATGCTCAGCCACGGCCAGGACAGCACGTAATCACGAATTGCGTTTGCTAGTTCCATTGCTCACCTTCGGCGGTTGCGGTTGTTTCTGCTTCCGCTTGATACTGCGGCGTTTCGTGCAAGGAGATTTTTGTATGCCCGCCAAGCTGCCTTGCCCCTCCCGGCACCCCACCCTGAGATAGCAAAGAACGGGAATTTACCCACCCTCACCCGGCGCTATGGCTATTCGCCTACGCCACACCACAGAAATAAATTGGCGGTAGAGTCGCAAAGGACACTACCGCCCGCAAGCGTAGCACATATTTTTCATTGTCGGTTGCAAGTTAGCAATTTGCCAGGACGAATTTACTGTCGCCTTAGCGCCGTACAGTCCTGACGCACCCAACAGCGGTCACGGATAATCAAGCCCAACGGCCCTTTCATCTTCAGCACCCAACGGTACACGGTCGAGCGGTCCACGCCCAATTCGTCCGCAAAGCATGGAATGTTCACCCGCTGCCCTTGCGCCAGTGCAATTGTGAGCCTGATTAGTGCGCCGTCGTAATCCTTGCGCCGCTTGCGCTCCGGTTCCGTTCCCGTTCCCGTCAGTGTTGATTCTCCCATTGGCACACACCCCGCTGCCAGCATACAGTCCTCCTTGCCGCTATCGGGTTGCTCAGTTGCGCCTATCCAATCGTGCCAGCCCGCCCGCATACTCCATTGCTGCCGCTACGCCTTGCGCCGTGCGTGCCAGCAGGAACACCCAACTATCGCCGCCTTGCACCGCTGCCGCTAACGTCCACAGCACCGCCGCCACGCCGGGATTGTCGCCCCGGATGCGCTCGGCTAACGTCGTCAGTGCGTCGATTAGTTCGGCCTTGCTCATACGTCCCTCCCGGTAGTGTGAACGCTAGTCGATTGCGCCAATCTGCCGTAGTGCGTCCATCACGCACTCGATTACCAACACGTCAACGCCCACCGCTGCCAGTTGCGCCTTGCGCTTGCGTTCGTTGTCGGTCAGCTTGCGGCGGGAGGGCGGCTTGCTGCCGTCCTTGATTTCAGCGGCGTACAGTCGCCCACGAAACGCTATCAGCCCATCGAAGCCGATGCGTGGGTCGCCGGTGGTCGGCACCCACTCAGCGCCCACGCCTCGCAAGGCATCCACGATTTCGCCTTGATTGTCGTCTGTCCTGTTGCGGCTACCGGGCATTCTCTCTCCGTTGCTTTTGGCTGCGCCGCCCGTCTCGCACACGGGCGGCGGTTCGTTACTCAACAATCCCCGTCCCACCTACCGAACTCCTGCGCCGCATCCTCGCAGCGCCCGGAGACGACGCACATAGCCGCCAGCAGCATCCCGAACAGCACTCCGGCCAACAGGCCGATGCCGACGAACCAAAGCGGAACCATCTCACCCCTCCCCGCCCTCTAGCATGGCGAGCAAGTGCCGATACTGGGCAGCCCTCGCCGCATCCCCCGCCGCAGCCCCCGCCGCAGCCCCCGCCGCAGCCCTCGCCGCAGCCCCCGCCGCAGCCCTCGCCGCAGCCCACGCCACATCCCACGCCGCAGCCCTCGCCGCAGCCCACGCCGCAGCCCTCGCCGCAGCCCACGCCGCAGCCCTCGCCGCAGCCCACGCCACATCCCACGCCGCAGCCCTCGCCGCAGCCCACGCCACATCCAACTCGTCTACTGTTGCCTGTCCGTTGGCGTAGCGTTCGGCCACATCGCAGGCTGCAACGCTGCGGGAGTCGGGTTTGTCGATGAGCGCCAACGCTTGCCGCGCGCACCACACCGCAAACAGACGGGCAGTGCGCGCGTTCCACGCCGTGAACTCCCTGAGTAGGCGACACTCGCGCACAACACATTTGTCGCTTTTGTCTACCAGCTCTCCCCGGTACTCCGCCTCAAACAACCGGGGGCCGAGCCATTCAAGCACTTGCGCGTCATCAGCCAAGTGGTAGCCGTTTTCGCAGGCTACCAATTCGCCCACGATAGCGGGCATCCAGTCGCCGGGCATCCACGTCCCGTCCTCGCTCTGCGTAGGCAGCGACCATTGCAGGGTGCCGCCGTTACAACTCCGTCCGTTTTTGTCTAGCACCTTGTAGAGCATGTCACCCCTCCCCGTCCGAAACGTCGGATGTTTCGTCAGGCTGTCCGACGTTTTGCACACCGGCTGCGGCGATTTGCAGCGCCTCCAAGTAGCCACAGTCGCAATCGCCATTTGTCGCCTGCCAACGGGAGCAGTTGCGGTGATGGCTGCCGTAACCGGCCAGCGCATGGAATAGCCCCCGCTCCCGCTCCTGGCACGCCGCCAGGTCAGCGTGTGCCACAGCCAGCGCGCCGTGTTCGACGTTCCACGCCTGCCGCCAGTCCTCGGCGCGCGCTTCGGATGTCGCAAGTTTCGAGTTCGCCGTGGCAAGTTCGGCGCGCAGCCGCGCATTCTCGGCCAATAGCTGCTCTACTTGGGCTTGCCGACAATACGGACAGCCCATCCCGTTTACCACGCTGAAGCTGCGCCCGCATTGCCCGCACTCGACGTTGGGGCTCCACTTGGGCCTGTTAGCCATCACTCCCTGTTAGCCATCACTCCCCCTCCGTGTCCAGTTGGGCCTGCTCTCGCTCCCGCTCTTGCCTTCGTCTGGCAAGACGAATGTCGTTTGCAGACTCCCACCACACCAACTCCATACCCGGAAACTGGAGCGCCCACTCGATCTGTTCCGGGCTACTGTAGGGCGAAGCCAAAATATCACGCGCCCGCTGCTGTGCCGCCTGATACTCAGCGGGTGTTGCCGGTTTACCCGTCTCCCTGCTGATGAGCATCACTCCCCCTCCCCGCCCGCCTGGGCTTGTGTGCGCTCCGCTGTCGTGGCGTCAACGTTTTGCACACCGTCCAAACTGTCGGATGTTGCGTCAGACTGTCCGACGTTTCCGTATCCGCCCGCCGCGATGAAGTTATCAACACATCGCTCCATTACCCTGCGCCGTGTCTCAATGGGCAGGTCCATCATCTCACGCCGGCTGATGCGAATAGGGTGCTCCGGGTCATACTGTGCTTCGAGCGCCGTCTGCGCAATCTGCCACGGCTCACCGTCACCGTCCCATGCCCAATACATATTGCCCCGGTCGTCAGGAATGTGAATCCAGTTGTCGGGAGTACGGTAGTGCTTTAGTGCCGCCGACAACTGCCCGATTGCCTCTTGCTGCTGTACGATCTGCCCCGTAAGGTTGTCGATGCCACGGTTGCGCAGTTCAATCCCCAAACTCTTTGACTCCAAGCGCGCTCTGCACTCGATAAGCTGCTCGTTGCGCGCCATGCCGTACCCTTGCCAATCGCGCTCCCGCTCCTGGCACGCCGCCAGGTCGGCGCGCAGCCGTTCGACCTCCTTCTCGGCTGCATTCGCCCGGTCATACTCGTACTGGTGGTCGCTGTCCCGGTCCCTGTAGCACTCCTCCAAGTTGGCGTAGTCGGCGCGCAGCCGCCGCACCTCGGCCAGCACCGCCGCCGCACACGCATCGCCGCCCATCGCAGCGCGCTCCAAGTGGTGCAGCCCGCATTCAAGGTTGTTCTCCTGTTCGGTCATGTCCTGCATCCTCCTGCACTAAAGCCGGCGCCCCAGCTCGTAAATCGCATCCCGATTGCTCAGCCCATACATCCGGCCAAACAGATCAATTACGTCCAATGGCTTGCGTGTACACCCGGCAAAGCAGCCACCGATCTGGAGCTGGGTATCAATCCAGAACGATGGATGCCGGTCGTCGTGCAGTGGACAGCAGGCCCGCAGCCAGCGGCCATCCCCACTCGTTTGCTCGGTATTGGCAAACAGGTCCTGGATGCGCAGCGTCGACTTGATGCGGGCAACCAGGTCGCTTGACACCACAGCCGCATTGGCGGCCGTCAACCACGGATCCCCGGCCGGCTTAGTTGGTTGCGGCAAGGGTGCAACCGAATCCGGCTGATCCTGTTGCATCAAAAGCGCCGGCGGCAACACATCAGCCAGCACGCCAACATGGGGAATCACCATGTGGGGCGTGAGCGCCTTGTAAAGGGCACCCGTCGGATGAATAGACCCCTCGCCGAGTACGTAGCCGCCACGGCCCTTGATGTCGATCCCGGGTAGGTGGCGGTTGCGCTCGGGCTCGGCGAGCCAGATGTAGACGTGGACACCGCGACTCGTGCTCACTCGGTATGCGGCTGCGGCCACGTGAGCCGCGGTCGTCAACCGCCCCTGCCGCTGGGCCCACCACAGCCACTTGCGATAGGTCGCGATCTCGTCGAAGTCCAACACGGTCAACCCCTGCCACCCGGTGATCACCCCGACATTCTGTTCGTTCTTGCCATCAAACCAGCTCAGGAGCTGCGCTGGCGTCGGCAGCCGCTTCTGATAATCCCGCCAGGCATTCAGGGCCGGCTTCTTGTCGCGAGGTCTGACCGGGATCGCTGCGACCCCAAGGGCCCCGAATTGGTAGGCCGTCTGTGCTGCCGTCATCATTGCTTCCCCCACCTTGTTCCAACCTGTTCCAACCTATCCAACCTTTGCATTAAAAGCCCCCTATGTCTTAATTTAACGAAATATCCAGGTAGGGGGGTTATATGGAAAGGGTTGGAACGGTTGGAACAGGTTGGAACATTGATACCCTTTCCCCACTCTCCATCCACCTTGCCCCACAATTCTGCCCGCTTTTGCTTGCAACTTGATGGCCTTTCCCCACTTCACAAAATGCCCCATTTAACTATCACGAAGCGATCAAATGGCCTCAACGCCACTGTATCCCCACACGAGCTGTCCTGATGGATTGCGCTTTTTGCACTTGGTCAACCCCAACCGGGTCGCCACACTCGAGAGCGCCATGCTGTTCTGACGCGTGTTGCCGCCCCGTAGACCGTTCTCCTCGAGTTTGACCAGGATGTCGACCGTGCTAGTCCACGTGTAGGTGTTGCCCGGGTCGACCACAAACCACTTCTTGAGCAAGCCCTCAATGGGATCTTCTACTTCATAGCGATCGTTGATCTCTTGCCGGCTCTTCAACTCGTCCGGGGTAAGTTGCCATGGCTCGCCCCCCAGATACAGAGCGTTTGCTTCCGCCCAGACCTGGTTCGAGTCCAGGCTTTTGGCATATGACCAGTCGATGGCACTCAGGCAGGCGATCAGAAAGCGCCGGCTGCCGGTGGGATCGCTGAGAATCCCGGTCTCATTGTTGATGGTGGCCATGAACGAAGCACATGCCGGCTTGATCATGTCGTAACGGCCATAAGGCTGCCGGACCCGGACTACCCGCATTGTCAGGAAGCTCTTGAGGGCCTCCCGATCAGCCCGGCGAATGGTTGATCCGAACTCGCTCACCTCCCACACGAACGTGCTGCAGAGCCTGATATAGCTGTCCTTATCGTCCAGGTTGATCGCCGCTTCGCTGAAGTAGAGGGGCAGTCCCCCGCCCAGCCAGCGTACGAAGTGGCTCTTGCCCAGGCCCTGCTCGCCATCCAGGACCAGCATTGGGTTTTGTTCTGCCGTCCTCGCTTTAGCGATCGCGCCAATCAGCCAGCGTTTGAGCCAGGTGCCGAACACGTTATCCCGATCCTGGAAGTGGCCGGCGAGAGCTGCGATGTGCTGCCCGCCGTCATACTGTAGGCTGTCCAGGTAAGCGGTAATCGGGTTGTAGCGGTTGCGATAGGCCTCCGCGACGTAGACGTCTTCCATAACGTTGACAAACTCAAAGCCGCAGTCACGCATCTCGACCCGGATTTGCGCTGCCACTGCATCGCTGATCGGCTTGCCGTTGACTTCAATCACGTCGTTCAAGTCGTTCATGCGGAAACTGTAGCCAAGTTGGGTCAGGGCTCGCAGGTACTCGCCCGACTTCGCCCGGCGCTTCTTGCTCGTCTGTTGTGCGTGAGCCGCCTGCAGGGCCGCCATCCGTTCACGAGCCGCGTCACTGATGGCGCCCTGCAGCTCCGGCGCCAGGTGGGCAATGGCACCCAGGAACACATCCTCGATGTCCCCGGGCGCCACCCCCTGTAGCGCGCTGGCCACCGCCGTCCACGGTTCCTCGCTGGCCTGCGTGGCCGGCGGTGCCAGCATGGTCAATGCCTGCGTACAGACATCCAGCCCGGAGACAAAGCCGGTGGGATCCGCATCCGGGTAGTACTGACAGAGAACATCTGCGGTCGCTGTCGATATTCCTGCCTGGCCAAGAGCAGCCGCCAAGGGCGTTGACCAGGTCGTCGTCGCTGGCATAGCCACGATCCGATCTGGCGATTACCGCCCGCTCAGTAGCAACTGCTCTACCTTCGCACCCAGCTCGAGCACCCGATCTGCCGTCACCGCCTGGCCGCCACTCGCCTGGGCGAGCTGGGCAAGAAACGAGCGACCCCCGCCCCAATCGTCCTCCGGCCCGCAGTACACCGTGTCGATCTTCGCCTTGTATTTCCTGGCGGCCGTCAGGGCCGCCCCGGGTTCGTCCGGCTGCCCGTCGCTGATGACAATGAATTTCATTCCGGGCACGTCTGCGACCCGGGCAAAGTCCAGGGCCCCGGCGAGGTTCGTCCCGCCACCGAAGTTATAGGGCTGCCCGCCCGGGCAAAACATGACCTGCGAGCTAAAGGACAGCACGGCGATCTTGCCGGGCAGCCTGCGCTGCAGGCCGGCTAGCTCCTCAAGTTCGACATCGTACCGGCTGCGGCCGCCCCGGCTGTCACAAGACCCCATGCTGCCGCTTGTATCGCAAATGACAATCACGTCTGCGTTGATAAACGTCTCAGCGAGGGAAGCGCCCTGTTGCTGAGCGAGGGCGGCGATGCTGCCGGGGACGAGGGCGGATTGGTTCATGGTTGCACCTTCTCTATCTTCAAGTCGCCGGTTGTCTCAATGCGCAGGATGGCGCCGGTGATGTCAGTGCAGTACAGAATCTGGCCGTTGTGTGACACGCTGCGCACCCAGTAGAAACGCTCGAAGAGGCCGTTCGGCCAGGTGACCTTGATCGTGTCCCCGGCCTTCGGCATGGCCGCTTTGACCTTGCGGGCCGCCGCCTGGAGCTCGTGCGCTCGCGTCATTCCGTCGCGGCCTAACCAGTACGCCATCGTCTCGAGCTCCTCGGCAGTCTGCAGTAGAAAGTGTTCACCCTTCGCCATGCAGGCCGGGCAATGCTCGCCCGTCTCCGCGATCTCATAACATACTGGGCACGCTTTCACACCCATTGTTCCACCGGCCTTTCCGCCCCCATGGGCCACGTAGTGACTAGAACGCGTCCCTGCCCATCTTCAATATCTGTCCAAGCAAGAATTCGATCTACGAAAAAGCGCCCCAGCTTGTCTATCCCTTCGGCCAGCAGAAGGCCACAGCGAAGCGGGGACCGATATCCGTTTAAGCCTTCGGCCTTGCGAAATCTGCGGGGCTGCGACTTGAGTGATGCTTCCAACGCCAACCCCGCATCGTAGCGAGCGCGTGTGTTTGGGCTGCTGAGGACCTCGTAGGCATGATGAATCGACATGAACACCTGCGCCGCGTTCGGTTCGGACCGGGCGACGTCGGGGTGCCACTGTCTGGCGAGTCGCCGATAGGCGCTCTTGATCTCCGCCTCCCCGGCGGCCCTGCCCACTCCCAACACGGCGTAGAGAGTCGGCGCCTCTTCCGGCTTGCTGTCCGCCGCAAACCAATCCCGGAGCGCCTTCTCGGGCAAGATCACCGACCAGGCCCCCCGCACGTAGCCGTAGGCGCTGCGGTCGTCCCCGCCCTGGTCCTTTGTCGTGCCGATGTAGCGGACCTCCAGAATCCGAGTTTCCCGGGTTGCCGCCCCCGCTCCCACCGTGGGAGCGGCGAGCTGCTCGCCGAGATACCGCTGGGTGATGTCGACGAGCTGCTGCCCATGACGGGGGTCCACAATCCAGACCTTGCGAGTCGGATCCCAGCGGCGATCGGTGTCCGGGATTGTGGTCTTGAGCGCCATGACCAGGGCCGGGTTGTAGGGTGTCTGGTAGACCAGGCTGCCATTTTGGAGGGTGATGCTGCTCATACATTCACCTCGCACAGTACCGGCGCCCGTCGCCGATTACGGGCCCTGCACGTTGTCAGTCCCTGGCACGTCTCACACGCTTTCAGCTTGTACGATGGATAGTTATGGCGCTTCTTGTGCGGTCCGCGTGGTGCCTTCGGATCGTAAGCCGGCGCGACGCCGGTCACCTTACGCAACTTGCATACACTGGTAGGCCCGATGCCAAGCCGAGCGGAGATTTGCTTTTGTGTCAGTCCTTCACGTGTTAGGTCCGCAACAGCTTTTGCTAACGTCTGAGGTAGTGGTGTACCCATAGCCGCTACAGGTACTTTCCGCGGCACAGCCGCCAGTATTCGCACCACTGCGGGCTGCACTTCCAGCTCCCTGGATTTGGGAAATACGCTTCCGACTCGATTGCCTTCCAGGCCTTGCCGATCAAGGTCATCAGCCACACCAATTCGGGCATCGTGTGCCGATGCCGCAACACCTGCACCTGCGGCGTCTTCGTCTTGACGAACACCACATGCGTGAATTCGAGGTTCGGAACCCGGATGCCCGCTTGATTCAAAGCGGCCAGGTAGAAGAGCGGCTGCAACTCCGACTGCGCCTTATCCGCCGTCCACGAGCGCCCGCTTGTCTTCAGGTCATGTGGCACGCCGCGGTGGTCAATCAGGTCAATGTAGCCAATGATCGGGACGGGGACGCCCGGTACACTGAGGGTTACTTTCCGTTCCACCTTTGGCCCCTCCGCGTCCATCCCGCAAGTTAGTTCGTGAATTGCCTGCCTGATCGGCTCCGCCGTCAAGATACGCACGCCCTCATTGCAGAAATACTCGGGCGTGTCCGTGCCCCAGTCGATCTGCTGCCCTTCGGTGCGTCGCTGCCAGTTGGTCGTCCAGGTGGTTGCGATTTCGCCGGCTGCCGAGCGGCCCGCCACGATCTGTTCCACGGTGTCGTGGAAAGAGCTGCCAAAGACAAGCTCAGGCGATGTGGGCGTCTCGACCTTGAGCACGTAACGGAATTCCCATGACTTCGGACAGGCGAGAAACGTCGAGATGCTGCTGTAGCTGAGATGTTGGAGATCAGGCATTGGCCGGCTCCGGGTCCTGCACGATGGCCACGCCCGGCCCCTCGAGCTCGTGCCGGCGCTCCCAGCAATTCCGGTGGACGATGATCGTTTTCCAGGAAGAGCGGTCGATGCCGGCGCATTTGTACTCGGCGCCCTTGATTGGCTCGCCGCAGACAGGGCAGAGGATTTCGGCCATCAGACCGCTCCCAGCTTCGCCGCCAACCCCTGCAGCTCCGCTGCCGTCTCTGGCAGCTTGCCCTCGCCGGCGACCACGATCTGCTCCGCCGAGTACTGCGTGAGCAGCCATTCCAGTGTGATGTTCGGCTCGGGCGCCGGCAGGGTTGCCGTCTGCACGGCGGCCGGCGTCGCTTCGACGACCTGTCCCTCAACCACGTCGCCGCCCTCAGTCAAGGTGATGCCGAATTTTTCCGGCATCTTCATGATCGCCGTCATGCCCGCCGTGATGTCCGGGGCGACCACGTCGGCGGCAAAGCCGACGGCGCGCCACAGGCACATGTTGGCCGGGTATGACGTCCAGGCGCTGCCCGCTTTGACCAGGCCGGCTCGCTGTGCGTCCTCGATGGTGAACTTTGCCGTGTACTCAAAGCCACCCGCCCGCCGCATGTAGCACTGGTGGCCCTTGTAAACGCCCTTGTCGTCGACGATCGGATCGATCTTGATCGCTTCGATCTGCGGCGAATTGAGCAGGATGGCCAGCGCGCCCCTCGGTGAGAGCGTCGGCTTGCCCTGAATCACCTGTACGAACTCGAACGAGGCCGTGATACCCAGCCCCAGCTCGTAGCCCTTCAGCATGATCGCCGCCGCCGCCGCCTTCGACGTGACGCCGAATAATCGGGATTCGTGCATCACGGGCGCCATGCCGTCAAGCATGTTCCAGATCGCCGGTGTCACTTCCCGCTGTTGCCAGGGAACCAGACTAGTCTCCATTGGATCTCCTTACCACACTGGGCGGCGGCGCCTCGACCCCGGGCCGGGGCAGCACGCCCAAAATTTGCCAGTCCTGCAGGCCCAGCGCCTTGCGGACGTTCGCCACCGTTATCGGCCCGATACCGGCCACGTGCCCGTTCGAAGCGTCGGGGTCGGCCAGGTACTGCAGCGCGTTGGCCACCGTGCCGGTGTAGTCCAACAGGCTGAAGACCTTCTCCGCCCCGATGCCGGGCAGCTCTGCCAATGCGGCCTCGCCATGATTCAAGATTCGCGCTTGCCGAGGTGGCACGATGGGTCGCTGCCCCTCGCGCTTGCGGCTGCCCAGGCGTAGGATGGCCGCCTCGTAATCCGCATCGCCGGCACAGTAGGTCATGTACACGCCCAGTTCCTGAACGGTGAGCAGGGCGCCCTGGATCGCATTCCAGCTCCAACCCGTGGCGCCGCGGTCGACGACCACTTTGCCGTCCGTCGTGCGCTCGAGGGCGCCGGTGATCATCAGGTAGGCCCACGGTGTGACCGACCGCAGGCCGGTGAGCTGGGGGAACAGCCTGTCATCCCGCAGGGTGTTGAGAAAGTCGCTCGGGGTCTTGCGCTCAATGGCGATCATGGTGCCGGTGTCGTCGACGGCGAGCACGTCGCCATGATCTAGCCGGGTGACGGTGACGGGGAGGCCGCCAAAGGTCAGGTTTTTGATATGATCGGGTTCTCTGTCGTCGATCATGATTGCGGAGAGTGGCATTTCCCCTCCTGGGGACGGTTGCCCCCCGGGCGTCACTCCGGGGGGACTTCCCGTGCCTATATCCGAGCCTCTACTTATCCGTCTGCCACGGATTGACTTTGGGGCCGCTATCGTCGCGGCCGCCGGCGCCGAGGGGGTCGGCGCATCCCTGATTGGCCAATCAATGGAGCGGGCCAGGCTCGAACTGGCTGCGTGCTGCAACAGGCGTAGCAGACCGCCCGGAGCACTGCACGGTCCCACGACCGCCGCCCACGCCGCACTATGCGGCCAGCAACATCTCTGCGACCAGTGCCGCCGTCTCCGGCGACTCCAGGTTGAAGTGCCGGGCGACCAGCGGCATCCCCGCGATCGCAGTTTGGACCTTCTCCAGGTCCCCGCCCGACTGCTTCACGAGAGCCTTCAGGAAGACCAGCGCCGTCTGCCGCTCGGCCGGGTTCGGGGTCCCGTTGGTGGGAGCTGCCGCCGCGGGGGCCGGCGCCGGGGCCGTGTGCCCGTTGCCGTTCGTCCCGTTCCCCGTGTTGTACGCCGTGCGGCATTCCGCCTCGTTGGCATACAGGGCCAGGAACTTCAACGTCGTCGACTGCTTGGTCTCGCCATCCTTGACGTAGGTGCCGCCGGTGGGCACATAGCTTACCTTGCACCACTTGCCGGCGAGGGCCCGCAGCGAGAACTCGCCCCAGGCCGCCGGCCAGGCGTCCTTGATCGAGGGCAGGACGATACCCGCCCACTCCCGACTCTCAGCGATCAGGTCGCGCCCGACCGGCTTCGAGGTGTTGTGCTCTGCGAGCGGGGTGATCTGAATCTGCACTGCCGTGCAGCGTTTGTTGGGATCGTCAACGCCCTCGTTGAAGGGCACCTTGCCAACGCCCTTTTGAAGGGTGCAAGCCCAGATGTCAATCGCCACCTGTCCGAAGTACTCTGGGGCACGCACTTCGGGGGTTGCCGCTGCTGCATAAGGATCGTAAGCCATTGGGATTCTCCTTGTCTCAGGTCTCAGGATTCAGGACACATGTCGACCGTTTGTCTTGGTTCGAGGTTCACTCTCCTTCCGGGCCCCTACCCGGATTTCTCTCATGCGCGTGAGCGCCTGCGTCTGTTGTGCCAGCAGTAGCGACAGTTCAATCACCGCCGGCGCCAGGATGGGACAGCGTTTGGCATGTTCTCGCATGTCGGCATACACGATGCCTAATGCCCGCTCGTTGGCTGCGATGGCATCATCGAGAGCTGCATTGTCGATGTATCCGCCGGGCCGTGGCAGGTCACTCATGGCTCACCGCGGTACAAAACGATCCAGGCGGTCGGCGACCTCGGCCTGGCGCTGCCGGTTGCGATACCAGGCGCCGGCAATCTGCCAGCCACCCACCAGCCCGAACAACACGAACAGCCGCAGCACGTACTCGGCCGGCACGACCAGGAATGCGATCAGCAGCGTTACGATCGTCCCCAGCACAACCTGCTCAGCCGTGTAGGGGTGCCCGGGCCAGCGGGTCTCCATCCAGTGCACCAACATGGCGTAGCCGACGCCGGCGACCAGGCACAGCACCCCGGCCAGTGCAATCCGTTCCCCCGACAGTTCCATTCCCTTCCTCCTGATTGCCGGCTAGTTGTAGGCTATTTGCCCCGCAGCCCGCGTCGTCGTAGTAGGTTGATCGCAATGAGAACGAGCACGTCGCCGATAAAGCAGAACCAGGGATGCAGTACCCACAGCAGGTACAGGATGACGCCCAAAAGGATGCCGGTGAAAAGAACCCCCATCGGGCCACCTCCCAAAGCGGTCGAACGTGCTCCACCATCCGTCAGGGGGCCGGTTGGATCGCCGGCCCCTGGCCGAGGCCGAATACCTGCCGGGCCGCGGCGGCATCCCGTCCGTACAATTTAACCGCGCTGCCGCCCACGAAGTGGACTTTGACCAGCGGGATGTATTGCTTCGGAGCGTCCGCACTGGGCCAAAACAGTTCCCGGGCATCCTCTGCATACGTCACGTTCTCCAAGTTCACCGCCCGCTCACCGATTTTCGTCACTGCCATAGTTGTGCCTCCGTCCTCTCAACCCGTCCACGCAATTCCGCAATTTGTGGTCTCAGGTCGGCCAGTGTCTCCGTGTCGCCGTCCTTCTCCGCATACGCCGCGTCCGTCTCCGCTTCCACCAGCTCCCGGCGGATTGTCTCCAGGTACGACCACTTCACGGGCAATGTCTGCATCGGTAGTCCTCCTGTAGGCGTCGGCCATCAGGTCCAGCAGCGCCTCACGGGTCCGGCCCGTGGGGGTCAGCGCCGGCAGCTCGGGCAGCGAGCCGGCGAGCGGCAGCCAGGGCGTGCCATACATCAGTGCATCCCCAGCCAGGCGACGAAGATACCGACCAGCAGAACCAGGATCAAGAATTCCATCTGGGGCCTCCTATGCCTTCCAAACCATGAGTCGGGGCTTGCCATCGTAGTAGCCGAGCGACCGGGTTCGCACCTTGAAGCCGCAATCCCGCCGGGCCACGTCGCCGATCACCGATTGCCCGCTGCGCAGGTGCAGCTCGTCGATGCCCAAGAAGTGCGGCGTGTTGAACTTGATCGTTTCGTCCAGGGCCTCGACGTGCTGGCTAAAGACGTGGCGGATCATGCCCTCGGTGCAGCCGACTTCCTTGGCCACGTCGGTGAAGGTGCGCTCCAGCGCCTGGTCGTTGATGTACTGCACCAGGCGCTTGGTGGCCCGGAAGTGCTCGTCCAGGTCGTCCAGCCGCTCCAGGAAGTAGTGCCCACATTCCAGGCACTTATACTTCTTGCGCAAGACCATCAGGCGCATCTTCTTAGCGTGCGCGGGCGCGTCGTAGTACGGCTGCGGCTCCTGGGTGTCGCCGTAGCGGTGGAGGCGGGGGAACATCACGCCGCAGTGAGGGCAGGCCGGCGGGCGCACGCTGTAGCGCGCCCAGATGACGTACTCGTCATGGCCTTCCTCGACTTCCACGATGTCCCACTTCGGCAGGTTGAGGATGTCGGTGGTCATGGCGACTTGCGACTCAGCGGATTCTGCTTTGAGGCAATGATGTTCCTGGCGGTTCTCTCGAATTCGTGCGCAGCTAGCTGCATCTCGTTCCGGTCCTCTGCGATAAGTGCTGTCAGACCCAGGTTTACTACCGCCTTCAACTGCATGATCTCGACTTGCGCCTCAGAGACAACGCTACGCAACCGCCGTATCTCTGCCTGTTGGCGCTGGTCCTCAGCCCGCCAGACCTCGATGGCCCGGCGTAGTTCTGGCACACAGGCGCAGTGGTGCTCGTCGCTGGGGCACTGCTCGTTCATGACCTTGGAGAAGGCGGCGTCGCGATCACGGAGGGATTCGACCAGGGTCTCATTCAGTGCCTGTAGTTGCTCGATTTTGACGTGCAACTCGCCGATGATCTCGTTCTTCTCTCTGATTACCGGCAGACACAGGCAGCGATCCTGTGAGTGCAACCCAACGTCTCTGCGTCCTCCGCAGTGGGGACATATTTCCGAAGCGATAGCCGATAGCCGCTCGTTTTCGGCCTGTAGGCGCTTCAGTTCTTCGTCTCTGTCGGTAAGGGCGACCATGCAGGCACCTCCTTCACGTTCAAAACTTCAGCGTCGCATCTGCTGCCGTCTGGATCAAACTCAGATGAGACATCCAACATCGCTTGTTCTGCTCGCCGTTTTGCATCTTCGAGCGAATCGGCATAGAGGTAATCGGTATGGAGTTCTCGCCATTGGACACAGTAACGATGACCAAGAGGGCTCATGCCTGCTGCTCCTTTGCGCTGTCGTGCGTAGGCCAGTCATACCGCCGACCGCATTTTGGGCACAACAGGAGCGATGTAAGATGCACGTCACATATCGGGCAGTGGTACCGATGACCGGCCAATTGCTCATCCAGTTGCGTTTCGTCCCGCCCATTGCACCGCAACAGGCCGCCGGTAATTGGACGCCGGTGAAAAGCCTCAAAACGAGGCGGGAAGTGTCGATACCAAACCAGTATCGTGAAGTTGCGCATGTCGAAAGCGATGCGGTCCCTGTTCCAGCTTACCTGACTTGTGGTGTATCCCATTACCCCATCTCCCTGTGTGAACTTTCCAGATTTAGACAGAATGACGGCATTAAATTAGCGCTCCAATTTACTGCGTATAATGTAGTGAAAACGCCAGCTTGCCCCTTGGTCTTCGCGAAAATATTCAGTCTCGGATCGTTGCGTCCAATCTGTATCGCTGCCCATAGCTGTCTCAAGCGTGGAGTAAGTGCCCACCAAATCAAAATCCTCATAGGTGGCTCGCAATCTAACCCACACAAAAATGGGTGGTTCTGGAGAGGTATATTCTTTCAAGGTGGAGTGCCCCCCTTATATGGCATAGGTGAACGTCATGACTCCACGCGCACCGCGGGCTATCAGTTGCATGTATGCGCCTCTGAGAATCCATTCTGGATGCGCATCATCCTCGGAAAGGTCTTTGAGGCAAATCGCAGTTTCGGTGAAGTCCAGAACAACATACAGGCGTATACTCGAACACTCTGGCATAAGGGTCCGTCGTCGTATTCTAACGACGTCTCCTATCTTCACATGGATCACGTCTGGTGTGTCGTACACACCCGGCTTTTCCCAGGTCATAATCATTCCATATGTCATTTTGGCCCTCCCGTGTGGCATTCAACCAGCTTGTACGATTTACGATACTCATGTTATGCCACACTCCCCGGCGCTTGTCAGCCATCTGATACGAATTAGGAGGTATATATCAGAATGTCAGTTCAACCAACTAATACGGATAGCCAGATCGTCTTCGTACTCAAGAATGACCGCTTGCCCGTCGGGGATCGCCCGCAGGATGGCGGTGTAGTTGCCCTCCTGCACGGTGGGCGCCTCAACGTAGCCGAGCACTTGCGGGGTGGGGTGGAGATAGTTCATTTGGGTGATCTCCTTGTCGTGGCGGGCTAGAAAAGGCGAGAGGTGTAGAGATATGACTTCGTGGTGTAGAAACGCTCCTGGGGCTTCCTAGAGGCCCACAGGGGCATTACCGTGACGAATCGTCCACCATTTCATCGTTATCATGACCGGCTGTCATCATGGCATCGATGGTCGCTGCTTCCGGCGCGGCACACAGCACGAGGTCAATGCCGTTCTCGACAATGGCCGCCCGGTCAACGTTGCGGAGTTGCGCCAACAGATCAACCCGGAGGAACTTGTTATCTGGTACACGGGCCGATAGAACTTTGGTCATACGCTGCCTCAGAAGTGGATTAGGACTAATTGTCCTTATTATAGCGCAAGCGTATACACTTTGTCAAGAGGTTCGGGGCATGAATGTATACAACTTGTCGGAATTTTAAGGTTCTGCCCGTATCTGTGTGTTGTGACCACTCTCCCCGCTGAAAGCGGGGAGCTTCTCAGGCAACCGCCACCGATGCGACGGTTAGCGTCTGACGGTTATTCAGGATGCGCTGGATAAGAGACAGGAATTCATCTGGTGTCCTATCGCGCTTCATCTCGTTGATCTCGCGCGTGACCCATTCAACGTTGTTTGGATCATGCGCCCTGTCGGGAAACCGCTGTACGGGATAGATGTGATCAAGAGAATCGTTTACGCCAAGTTGTAGGGGGGTGCCCGTGTAGACACAACGATAATTTTGTTGAGTGAGTTTATTCCGCAGTTGTGTCCAGTAGCGATTGCTACCCAATCTGTTGCGGGCTATCTTTTTCAGGTAGCACATTTCACACAAGCGATATTTTGGATTATTAGCTAGCGATGTCATGGGAGGGGTTTTACCGCAATCTACACACATGCCGTTTTGTACTCGTTTGTCTCTGGCTCGTCGTTGTTCGGCCCTGTTGCGCGCAAGACAATTCTCGCAATGCTTTGAAGTGGTAGCAAGTGGTGCTCCGCACGTTTCACAAGTGGCGGTGGATTGTCTTTCGGCTCGTCGTAAGCGCGCTAATTCGCTTTTTCGGTTCCTGCAAGCAATGCATTCTCTCTTGGAGCAATCAGTTGGCAGCGAATCGCCGCAAATAATGCATTGGTGATTCTGGATACGTTTTAGATGTATTGCCTTGTAGCCCATGTTAGCCTCTGACAGTAATAGTTACTGTCAGTAGTGTACATTAGCTTGCTGGAAGCTGTCAAGTCTCAGAAAGGGGGAGAGGCGCATTCACCACCCGGTTGACAATTGATTCCCCACCTTGTATAATAAGAGTGGGGGACAATATGACCACAGCCAAACAACGATTCGTTACACAACACAGGGCTAAGGGATTGTGCATCAAGTGCTGTAACCCCGCCGCTCCCAGCAAGAGTCGGTGCCAGCAGTGCCTTGATCGTATCAATGAAACACGTAGACAACGCAAAGTAGAAGCTGGTCAGCAAGGATTATGCCAACGATGCTACAAGCAGAAATCTTTATCCAACCATAGATTCTGTCGTGAGTGCTACTTTCGAGATGTGGCTTGGAATCGTCTTAGAACAGAAACACGTTGGCAAGAACTCGCTGAATTATTCGATAAACAAGCTGGAAAGTGCGCCCTGACTGGCTTATCTTTGACATTGGGCAAGGACACAGAACTTGATCACATTGTCCCACGGTCGCGAGGCGGAACGGACGCTCCCGAAAATCTACAATGGGTGAAAGGAGTCATCAATCGCATGAAAGACAATCTCACCGAAAGAGAGATGTTTGAATACGTCTCTGCGCTCTATCACACGATGAGAAAGGAGTATGCAGGAGACGCCTGAAACCGGGTGTCC